TGCTGTAGATCCCTGGCTTAACGGATATGACATTAACGATAGGGCAAGCCAACAATGCCCTATGAAGTTTGTCTTTGAGGCATTTCAAGAGCGCACATGCGAGCTAAAGAACGTGATGTTTAGCCGTGGGAAAAGCCTAGATGCCCTTGAGTTTGTCCAAGACGGATCATGCGATCTTGTTTATATTGACGGAGATCACCGCTACGAAGGCGTGCTGGCAGATCTAAAAGGCTGGCGCAAGAAGCTAAAAGAAGGTGGGATTATGGCTGGTCACGATTGGAGTTGGGAATCTGTTAAGAAGGCTTTAAAAGAAGAGATTGGGGATAAGGATTATACTTTATTCAATGGTGACTCATGGGCGATAAAGCTGTCCAACAGCTAGGATATGGTAAAATAGCGAAATGAAAAAAGGTTTATACGCAAATATCAACGCCCGCCGTAAGGCTGGCACAAGCCGAAGCAAGAAGAACTCAACCATTAAGCCCAAGATTTGGCGCATGATGAAGGCTAAAAAAGGTGGTTTTTCAGAGTGAGGAAACTAAAAGCAGCATTGGCATTCATCCGCGACCAAGAGTGGGTAGATGAACCCAAATGGGAGGATGAGGATGAGAAGGCTTGGACAGGGTTCCTTTCCACGCCAACCGGAAAGCGTCTTAGCCTTATTCTTTTAAACTTAACTTTGCGTCAAAATGGCAATGCCGTGATGAAGAAATCAGAGGCACTTGCAGACGCTTGTGGGTATGCTAAAGGTTTCCGTGGTTGTGTAGCGACCTTAGAATCGCTCGCAACCCAAAAACTTAACTCCGCCGTTCTTGGCTATGAGGACGGATCGGATGATACAATAGCCAACTAACCTTTAGGCAGAATGACTCCCTGCCGACAAGTGTAAAGAAAGGGTCAAAATGGCAGATTCAAATAACCTGACCGAAGCGGATGTATTGGCAATGGCGCAAGCGGCTGACGAGGGACGGGACTTTAGTCCTACTCCCAAGGAAGACGAAAAAGCCAAAGTAGAAACACCTGTTGAGGATAAGGCCAGCGGAGATACCGAGCAGACACCCGCGCCTGCTGAAAAAGCCGAAAAAACAAAACTAGAGGCCTCGGATGAGGCTTCGTCTGCCAAGGAGAAATCCGAGGAAGATAAAAGTTCTTTAACAACGCAACCTTCAGAAGACAAGTCGGAGTCGGCTTCCGAAAAGAAGCCTACCCGTTACGAGAAGGCAAAATCGCGACTTGAGAAAGAGTGGGAAGATGTCCGAGCAGAGAAAGCCAGAATCAAAGCTGAACGAGAGCAGATCGAGGCTGAAAGGGCAAGGAAGACTTCAGAAACTACTCAAAGCGAGACAAAGGCGAGCAATCGCAAGTTTAGCGCGGAAGATTACAGGGAAGCGGCAAAGAGCTACCGTGATGAAGGCCGCGATGATCTTGCAAAACTCGCTGAACAAAAGGCTGGTGAAATTGAAGTTGAAGATAGGCGCGAGATCGAGCAGAAAACTCAAGCAGAATTAAAGTCTGCCTGGGATAAGAATCTGCTCGATGAAGTCGAAGCCAATCCAGAACTCAAGGATTCAAGCAGCACTTTGTATAAAGCCGTATCGGAAATGTTGCAAAACCACGCCATCCTACGCAATTATCCTGCTGGGATCAAGGATGCGGTTGGAATTGCAAAGGTAAAGCTCAAGGCGGAGTCCGCCTCCGATTTGTCCAAAAAGGTTGTAGAGTATGAGCGAGAACTCGCTCAACTCAGAAAAGCGACTACTCCGGCATCTGGACAGCCCAAAGGTCCTGCCAAGACAAAAGCTTTTCACGAACTTTCGCTAGACGAACAGGAACGTGAATTGATGAAACTTGCAGGCGAGGTTGACAGGGTTGGATAGTCATAACAAACAAGGATACTTAATTATATGGTAACTACTGGCTCAGTCTCAGCGCAATTCCAGGCTTACTTCTCAAAAGCACTTCTGGAACGCGCGATCCCGCTCCTCCAAATGGAGCAGTTCGCAATGAAAACCCCCTACCCGACCAAAACTGGCGGAAACAAAACCATTAGGTTTTTCCGCTTTGGCGACCCTAGCATCACTGCTATCTCCGCCTTGTCGGAAGGAACAACCCCATCCTCTGGTGACGAGCGTGATCTCACGCTGTCCTCGGTTGAAGCCACGCTTGTCCAATACGGAAGCAAGATCATCCTCACCGATGTAGTCCTTGCCACCGAATTGTTCTCGCACTTGGCGCAGGCCACGAAACAACTTGGCGAAGATGCCGCCCTCCACGCTGACACACTCTGTCACCGCGCGTTGGTGCAGGATTCCTCGACCAGCACCGGAACCGGTGTAGCCACCAAATCGTATGCCCGTTATGCTCAGAACACGACTAACGGCACGACCTGGGCTACCTCGTCCGTTGCTAACAGCGCGATGACCTCCACCGACTTGCTCGATGGTGCCACCTCGCTGTTCATCGCCCGCGCTCCCAAGATCAAGGACGGCTACGCGCTTGTTGCGCACCCTGCCGTTATCCGTGACTTGCAGCAGGATGATGATTGGTTGAAGGTTTCGAGCTACTCGAACCCCGAAGCCATCTTCAAAGGTGAAATCGGCAAGTTGTTTGGCGTGTCGGTCATTTCTTCGACCAACGTCCAGACCTTCAATACATCCGCCTCCGGCATCGCTGAAAACAGCGTTGGAACAACTGGTGCTAACACCGGATATGCCAACGTCCTCCTCGGTGGTGGCGCGTTCGGCGTTCCTAGCTTGTCCTCCATCGCCGCTTCTGGATCGCCCTTCGCTCCGAAGGTCACGATCTTGGACGCTGCTGACAAGAGCGACCCGTATGGACAGCGCATCGTTGCGTCCTTCAAGACGTTCTACGCTGCCAAGCAACTCGATCCTCGGTTCTTCCGAGTCATCGTTGCGAAATCCAACTACAGCTAATAATTAAATGGGAACCATGCTAGTAATTGGTATGGGACCTCGGAAAGGCGGGGAGGGTGAAACCTCCCCGTCTTCTCCTTCATCTGAAAAACCTATGAAAAAAATGGCGAAAGCTGGAATGGTAATGCTTCCTGTCTCCAAGTTCGAGATGAACGATGGTGGCGAGGATGTTGCACCGGAAGTGGGTGATTCTGTTGAACTCTCTGGAACAATTGACATGATCGAGAATGGTATTGCCCACGTTAATGTGGAACACGCCATGAGCGAGAGTGAATCCAAGGACAAGTCGGAAGACATGGCCGAGGGTGAAAATTCAATGTCCGAAGAGGAAAAGATGATGAAGTTGGCCGAGGAATCGGATAAGAAGAACTATAGCTGATATGCCTGTTTACCAGTACGAGGACACCAGAAATGGGAAAGTTGTCGAACTGGAAAAGGCTGTGGCCGAAAGGGACTCTGTCCCTCGTTATCTTAAACGATTCACCGTCCCGCAAAGATTGAGCCTAGTGGGGGTTGGCGAACCCCTCGACAACCCGCTGGGAGTCAATCAAACAAATTTGATGAAGGGGTACTACCGCCAGGAACAAAAGCTTGGCAGTAGATTTAAAAGCCAATACACGCCAGATAGCATCAAACGTGCGGCTTTAAGGAGAAAAAAATATGGCGAATGAATTTGTACGAAGCGCACGCAAGGCCAAGGGAAAAGCTATCCGCTTTGATACCCAAGGTCAGACAAACGTAATTGAGTTTACGGCAAGCTCCAGCGGTGGCACGGTTAATACTGTTGCAACCTCTCCTGCTTCCTTGAACGTCACGCTCAACGGCACTTCCTACCGGATTGCCCTTCATACCTAATGCGTCTCTTATCCCGCCTTACGCTTGGTAATGCTGGGACAATTATTGCATCGTCAGCTTCCACTAATACTGGAAGCTACGATGCAGTAACTGCTCTTACGCTTTCCACAGCAACACTTGTTATTAGCGGCGCAACAAGCACGGCAACATTTAACGCTGGTGTAACTGTTTATGGTGATATCGACCAGGTTGCACTTACAGGTGGTGCAATGGCAATTTACAATAGAAAAGATTAAGGAATAAAAATATGTCGCGTGCATTAGATAAATTTCAAGGCCAATATGGATTTTCGGTTGGTAGCACAGGCACTGCAACTCCTGGCTATTGGGCAATTCAAATGCTCACAGATACCACGTTTAGCGCAATTAGTGGTAGATATGATGGAACACTTACTGGAATTACTATTGGATCTGGTAATGTTATTTATGGTGAATTTGACAGCTATACGGCTGGTACTGGAACTGTAATCGGATATAAGGCTGGTTAATTATTAGTTAACCACAGGATTAAAATTCCTTGAGGTTAATAGAGATTTAATTATATGCCTCAATTGGGATTAGGTTTATCGCTTTCAAAAATAAGAAAAGCTAAAGGCACAGCTGCGCCATCATCCCTTCTTAATGGATTACTAGCTTACTGGAAATTTGATAATAATGGAAGCGGAGGCGTTTCACTTCTTGATTCATCTGGAAATTCCAGAACGCTTTCAGCACCGAATGGAACTGGCGGAGTGTCTTTGGGGGCTGGAATAATAAATGGAAGTGCAAGTTTTAGTGGAAATAATTCAACATATTTCTCAAGAAGCTGTACATTTCTTAATGGATCAAGAGATGAATACAGCATTTCAGCTTGGGTAAAAACAACAGTAGAGGATGATTTTTTTATAGTTGATCAAAGCACTGGGGCAAATTGGGGCGGGTCAGCAATCCAATTTGATATGTTTTCAGATGGAAGAGTATATGGAACTATTTTTTGGAGTGACACGCCAGATTATGACAGGGCGGAAAGTTCATACACAATAAATGATGGAGATTGGCATCATATCGCAATGACTTGGAAGAGAACAGGTTCAATTAAAGTTTATGTTGATAGTATATTAGATGGTTCAGCTTCTTCTTCTGGAAATTATGCAAATGTTCCAACAGAAAATATTTCAATAAATGGAAATGCTGACGGAAGTTTTGCAGTTGGGAAAGAAGGCTCTATAGATGAAGTTGGAATTTGGAACAGAGAACTATCGGACTCAGAAATAACAGCATTATACAACGCTGGGGATGGGAAGACTTATCCGTTCACATGATCCGTGTAATTCTTATTTCTTTGTTACTGTCTAGTTGCTCGTCACAAAAGCATGCCAATGCAGACCTACCTCGCTATAGCGACATGGGTGCAGCCGAGGATGCTGGTAAAGTCAAATGAGTTCCGACCAAGTAGCTGACTTGAGAGAAAGACTCGCCAGAATGGAGGAGAGACAACTTGCTCTGTATAAAATGGTTGAGACAAGCTTGTCAAACTATGCGGATGTGGTAAATAGATTATCTGCGCTGGAACACCTCCGGACGAGGCTTCTGGCTGTTGCCGGTCTTATTGGGCTAGTATGCTCAATGGCCTGGGATGTCCTTAAAAACCGCTTTAACGGCTAGGAGATTAAATGCCTACACTTGGAACACAGAATATTGCCAGCAGCTATTCACAGCTATTGAAGACATTTGGTCTTGGTGGGCTGCCTACGGCAGGATCGGTTGAGGTTATTACAGATGGAGACAATACCTCATCTGCTCTTTCAATTGGAATTGATGCCGTACAAAGCACCGGATCATTCACAGTTTCAAGCAATAGCAGCCTTTTAGGACCTGTTACTTTTGGAACAAACCTAACAGCATCTACAGGAACAGCAACGATTGGAACTCTATTTGCCTCTGGCCTAGCCACATTTGGAACAAGCCTTACTGCCTCTACAGGAACAGCAACCATTGGAACCCTATCGGCAAGCACAGCTACAATTGGCACTGCTACAATTCCTATTCAGCTTGGTAATATTACTTTTGGATCAAACATTACTTCCTCAACTGGAACGGCTACGATTGGGACTGAATCAGTAAACGTATCAACGATTGCTTCTGCTACATTTGGAACAGCTAGGATTACTGGCTCTACTGGCGGAGTTACAGCATTTAATTATGGCACTGCTGCATTTACTGGAGCGACACTTCAAGACCTTGATTCAGTAACAAGTGGATCAAACATAACAACTGGAACATTTACAGTTTCTGGTGCAGCGATTGGTGATATTGTATTTGGTGGACTTAACTCACTTAGCTCAAGCTCTGGAACCGCTGGAGTACCTACCGCTGGTGCAAGAATGATGAGCCAATTTAGGGTTGAAGGCGCAAATGTTGTTAGATACACAATTCTTAATACAGATACAATTTCACACGGAACAATTCCTGCTGGCACAATTTACGCAACAGCAATAAGGATGGTGGCTTAATATGGCAATCAAATTCAATCGCTCGCAGACATTTGCAACCAATGGAACAGTTACAGCCGCAGGGTTGCACAATCTTATTGATGGAACGGATATTTACCAGGCATTGATTACTGATCAAACAGACCTGTCATCCGTTGCAACAGATGACAAATTGTTGATTGCGGATGCAAGCCTTACTGCTGGCGATGCACCAAGAAGCACAACAGTCCAAAATCTTTTTGATGATGCGCTTACTGGCGGTACATATACAAATGCAAACCTATCTGGAGTTTTTACATTTGGAACTGCCACAGGCAATCGCACAGTTAGCACAAGCGCAACAATCACAACTGGAACAATTCCGAATTTAACATCAAGCACAGCCAATATTACGCTTGGAACAATTCCAACGCTGACTGCTGGAACGACCACATCTACTGCGGCCAATATAACCAATGGAACGATCCAGACGCTGACGGCAAGCACGGCTACGATTACTGGCGGAACCTATTCTGGTGCGATCAATAGTACGCTTGGAACGATTGCTACGCTCAATAGTACTACCGGAACTATTACTGGATTAAGAAGCACCACAGGCACAGTAGCTACACTTAATAGCACTACTGGAACAATTACAAATTTATCCACAACACTTGCTGGTGATTTTACGATTAGCCAGGGGACAGGAACAATTGGTGCATCAAAAGTAACTCCATCCCAATTATCGCATCCATTTACTTCCGCTACTGCCGTTGCATCAACCAGCGGAACAGCCATTGACTTTACTAGTATTCCGAGTTGGGTGAAGAGGATTACAGTAATGTTGAATGGTGTTAGTACAAGCGGGACTTCTTTATTGCAAATTCAAATTGGAAGCGGTAGCATTCAAACATCTGGATATGGTGGATATTATTATCTATCAAACACATTAAAGGGATCATTTAGCAGTGCATTTATTATTGTGGCTCAAAGCTCTGCTGCTTCCATAAATTATGGTAGTGCAACATTAAACTTGTTTGGATCAAATACTTGGGTTGAAACTGGAATTGTTGCTGATTCTGGATTTGCTCTTGCCGTAACACAAAGCGGAGGAGCTACCGCATTATCTGGTTCATTGGATAGGATTCGCTTAACAACTGCAAACGGAACCGACACATTTGACGCTGGCTCCGTCAACATCATGTACGAGTGATAAATATGATTGCAAGAATTGAATCAAATTGTGAGACAAGGGAAGTTAAATATTTTGATGAAAATAACAATGAGATTGACCCATCATCCATTGTGAATCAATCATAAGATAAATGACACTATCTGAAATTGCGCAATACGCCGGTGAGAAGGTCGGGAAGACCGACTCGGATACTCTTACCTTTCTACAGAAAGCAGCAAGTCTGGCCTATCGGCGTGTATGGGACTTTGCCCCTTGGCGCGAGACTGTTACAAATTCGACCTATTCTGTCGGAACAACCCGCCTTATTACTTTAGGTACAAATGTAGAAACACCTCTTTCCGTTGCATACAACGATGCGGAGGTTGATCCAATTGACTTGGCAACAATCATCAGCCAAGACCCAGGATTACTTGACGATGCCCGTACCGGAGATCCGGACACATATCACTTCACGGGGCGCAACAGCAGCGGAGTTGCAGAATTGAATCTTTACCCAAGGCTTGCGACAAGCGGAACTATTCCATTGCGAGTTGTTGAAAAACTTAAATGCCTTACACGCACAAACATCATTGTTGACTTTCCTCCATCTCAAGCTGCCTTGGATGACGAACTTCGCTTGCCTCATGTGCATCACTTGGTTCTTGCACTAACTCATGCCGATGCTCTGGAGCGTGAACGCCAGTATGCCAAGGCACAGGCTATCACGCAGACTGCAAATACAGATCTTGCTGCAATGGCTAATTACGAATTGAGCCAGGTTGGTGGGATAAAGCAGATTACCCCTCAAAGCCTTGGCGAACTAACCATCGAAGAAATGTTCTCGGCCTAAAGGAGTCATTGTGCCGTACTACTCGGACAATTTAGACGATCTTCTGGCGTTTGACGGAATCCGGAGTTTTGCCGGAGGCCAAGCCAGCGGTTTGCAATCTGATCTATTGGCTGAAAATCAAGTTCAGCAATTAGTAAACATGACCCTATCTCCAAAGGGTAGCCTTGAAACACGCAAGGGAGTTGCAAGTTTTAGCACATCCGCAACTAGCCAAGAGGGATCAATTGGCGGAATGCGATACTACGATACAGCGCAAACCGAAAGGCTTGTTGCAGTAATTCAAGGAAAACTTTATACAATCAATTCAAACGGAACAGCGATTAATTCTGACGGGAATACTGGACCACACAGAATTGAAGAAATATGGGATAATTTAACTGGAGCTACAAGAACATGGAATAATGAAGCGCAAAAATGGGCTGACGGATTTTCAACCAGCTTTGACGCAAAAGTAAGCATGGCTCAATTTAACGACAAGATGTATATGGCTGATTCGGATGGCGCGCTTTACTATTATGATGGAGATATTGCAACAAGACAAGCTGGTAAAGTTAGGGCAATAACCGTAACTACGGCAGGCAGTGGATATACCAGCGCAACGGCAGTTGTGACAGGACCAGATTGGGGTGGAGCATTACCAACCTTAATTACAACTGTTGCTGGTGGTGCTGTTACTGGCGTTACTGTAGTTGACGGAGGATCTGGTTATTCTGGCGCGCCTACAGTTACAATTATTGGAAATGGATCTGGAGCAATAGCCACCGCAACGGTTAGCCCTCCTCCGTTAGATTTAAGGCTTTTAATAAATACTGGTAATAGATTATTTGGAGTTGGATCAGCAAGCAAACGAAACACACTTTACGCATCCGATATTCTTGACGCATCAATTTGGGATGCATCCAATAGCATTGTTGTAAATGCAGATGATGGAGACGAGATAACTGCAATTGTTCAATACTATCAAAACAGAATTATTGTATTTAAAAAGAGGCGCATATTCCAAGTAACAATTCCTCCGGATGCAACCACCGCAGCCGATTGGACTGTTCAGTTAATTTCAAACAATACAGGATGCGTTGCGGAAGGATCTGCCGTCCAGGTAAACAGCGACATATTCTTTCTTTCGGATGACGGAATTAGATCCCTTGTAAGATCCACGGCAGACGATTTCACATCTGTTGGCCTTCCACTATCTGAAGTAATAAAGAATGTCATTCAAGAAATCAATGTGGCAAAGATAGGAATAGCTACTGCTCACTTTTACGATAACAGGTATTTTCTTGCCGTACCAACAGAATCAAATGATTACAATGATACAATCATTGTTTACAACACAACGCTGGGCGCATTTGAGGGAACATGGACTCCGAATGTAATGCAATTTGCACTAGCAAATTTTCAGGATCAAGGCTTGAGGTTGATGATGAAATTGACAACCGGCCAAATTACAAGATATAGCGGATACAAGACTCCGGCTCAGGTTACATCTGCTGATTATCGTGATTATGGGGTTTACACCACGACATCTGGAACAACCACAACCACATCAACCGGCGTATTTGATTACGAGTCATATGTCCGTACAAAAGACTTTAACTTTGGAGATCCATTTGCCATAAAATATGGAAGCCATTTTGAGGTTATATTTGACGATTCTTTTTCTACGGATACAACCATATCCATCCAGCGTGATACCGATGTTGGCGATGTTGATGTCCAGCCAAACCTAAACATATCAAGTTCTGCGCTTACGCTTGAATTTGCTTTGCCAGCAACTCTTCCGACATCAGTTAAAAAGAGGCTTGCAAGCGATCTGCGCAAATACCAAAAATGGCGATTATTGAATATCAAGATTGCTTCTGTTGCAAATAAAATGGCTATTCGCCAGATCACGGCTGCTGCCAATCCGGATACGATTGAAATTCAGAAATCACTATGAGCGAATTACCTTGCAATAGTCCAAGGCGCACACCTGGCGAGCGCAAGAAGTTTGTTGTGCGAGCCTGTCAGAATGGTCAGTCCAAGACAATCCGATACGGCGATCCTGACATGAAGATTAAGAAGGACAATCCTGCTCGCAGGCGTAGCTTTAGGGCTAGGCATCAATGCGACTCAAAACCACCAAGTAAATTATCGGCTCGGTGGTGGTCATGCAAAAATTGGTGACATGACAGCTATTGAATACATCGAGAAAAGCGGTGTTCCGGAGGGCATGTGGCACAACCTAGCTGAATGGTTTGGATGGTTTGAGAAGCAGGGGATGGTTGGTATTGTGAGAGATGAAGATGGCATAGTAGGAGTAGCTCTGGCTAGGTGCGTAAAGGATGGGCAAAAGCCTGATCATTATGTGCATAGCGAAGATGGCGAGAATGTCTTTGTGGACTTGACGATCTCCTCAAAAGGTGCTAAATCCTTGAAGTGCTTGCTGTTGCTCTTGGCGGAGCGTTTCGGTCCTCGCAAGCGGATCACTTTCAACCGTTCCGGTAAACCAAAGGAGTATGATTACATGAAGTTTATGAGAAAGGCATTTCGCTAATGGGATCGCCGTCCATTCCTGCACCTCCGCCTCCTCCCAATCCGGTGGATGCGTCAAAGGCCAATGATCTTTTCTACAGGTCATCCCTTGAGACTTACATTGCGACACAGCCAGATGTGGCTAAACTTGAGCAGAACCTGCGCGAGAAGTATATGCCTCGCCAGCGCGAACTAGAACGCCAGATGTCGGCTTTGGACTTGCAGAAAGCAGCCCAGGCTGGACTACAGGTCGAGCGTGAACTTGGCCCACAGCGTTCACTCGAAGCTATGCGCCGTCAGTTTGAAATGTCTCCAAATGCATTTGCCACACAGCAGGGATTGGGTCAGCAGGCAGCGATTCAGTTTGCCCGTCTTTATGGTCAGTCTCCTATGAGTGCAGTACCGCAGGAAGTTCAGCAGAACCAAGGCGTTGCTCCGGTTGACTATCTGAAAGGCATCCCAAGGACGGGAATAATTTAATATGGCTACTACTGCGAATCCCTACTATCCACCTGGAACAATCGTAACGAATCCAGACGGGAAGGTTTACGAAGCTGACAAGAAGGGCGTGTTGGTTTATCAGGCTCAAAAGCCAGTAGCAAGCGATGTTACTTCCAGCAAAGACAAGTATGCTGCGCTTGGTCTTACAGATTTAGATAAATATGTTTCCAGGGGAAGATTCAACGAAACAAAGGCACAGGCCGATGTAATCAAAGACATCTACAAGCTTGACCCTGCCGCATATACCTCCAAGAGGGGGATCATTGATTTCAATGCCGCAACACAAAAATATCAATATGAATTGCCAAAGATTCAAGTTGGAGCAGAAGCAGGAAGCTTTACACAGGCAGTAAATAATTATTCAAATGCATTGGCTTCGATTAGGTCTGTTGGTGCTGATAACATAAATGCAAAAGATTATGCATCTCTGCAATCTTTAGCCAAACAGGTTCGTGATTTTGACTCCAAGGATCTTGGTCAAGGCGGGAAGCAAATCATTGCCAACTCGCAACAGGCGATTGATGCAATTGACGCAATCAGAAACCAGCAGGAACTTGTCAAGAGGCAGGAAGCCAGAATAGGGCAGACTGCCAAGGGATCGCAAAGGCAGAGCGAGCAGGGCAAGTTCTTTGTTGAGCAGGATAAATTGGCTAGGCTTGTTGCCGAAGCCAACCAAGCCACTCCAAAGTATATTGAATCATTTTCTAGGTTTGGCCTGTCCGACCTTGGGCTGAATGAGGCCAAGAATGTTGCTGGAACAGCAAGACTTTCAACCGGACTAGAGGCTTTGCGCGGTGATAATGTCATGCAAACCGGCGGGCTTGCTGGGAAGCTGAATGTCCAGGTAACAGATGATCAGATTCTTAACGACATCAATACAGCCAGAAAGAACCAATATAAAAGCCTTTATGATATTGGTACTGCGGCGACCATAGATTTACAAAGCCAGATTTCACAGGCGAACAAGTTCCTAACCGATCTTCCTGCCGGTGATAAGCGCAGGGCTGATGCACAGAAAACGATTGATAATCTAAATACTCAGCTTGCCTCTGCTCAAAAGGACACACTCGAAGCGCAGAATCTTTATAACAATTATCAGCCAATAAGCGGTCAGCAGGCAGCAAATTCCATTTCAAAGTTTAGGGAAACACTCCGTCTTCCTGAGGAGCGCACAATTGCTCAAATTGAAAGCATTGATCCAACGATTGGTGCGACTGTTCGGGGTCTTTCCAAGCAGTACCAGACAATGGCCGAGACTCCGCTTGGAGCGACAACGACAAAGCAGACTGAAGACCTTCGCAATCAGATCGAACAGGAGGCACTCAATCAGCTTCGTCTTGGTTCGACTTTAGGAGCCGAAGAACGGCGTGGTTACGAACAGGCCATCCGTGGAGCGCAAACAGCCCGTGGGAACATACAGGGTCTTGGACCTGCAGTACAGGAAGCAGCGCAGATCGGCGCGGCTGGCGAACAACGCAAGCTTGCACGTTATGGTGCGGCTTCTGCTTTCCTTGGCTCTGGAGAGACAACAGGAGCAGCCGCAGCCCGCGATCTTGGACTTCGCAATGCGCTTGAACAATCTCGTCTTGGTGCCGCCCAAGGCTTTATTGCTGGCGGTCCGACAATGTACAACTTGGCATCACAGCGTTTGGGACAACAGCAGGGCATGCTTAACAACTACCTTGCGGCTTCACAGCCACAGCAGACAGGGCAATTCCAGGCTGGATCTTCTGCTGCAAATCCATACGGATATGTTAATCCTAATGCTGGATTTATGGGTGCGCAGAATGCCACAGGCATTTACAATACTCTTGCTGATTATACTGCCAATACTTATGGTGCCTATAGCAGAGCAGTTGCAAGTCAGCCTTCGGGTGCGCAACAGTTTGGTGCGATTGCATCTGGAATTGGATCGTTGATACCTAACATAAGCATTTAAGGAGATTTATGGGTAAAATTACTTTAGATTTGGCGCAGATGTATCCTCAAACTTTTGGTGATCAAGATGCATTGCGTAGGGCTTCATTGGGTGAACAGCTTCAACAGGCTCAATTAAAAAGATACGAAGAAGATGCAGCATCAAGGGAACAAACATCGCAACGCCAAGTTTTGCCTTTTGAGGATTTCAAGATTGATGTGAACGGAGAATCAATTCCATTTAAGGCATTGCCACCGGAACAGAAAATGCAATGGGCGAAGCAACGTCAGGTTGATTGGGAACTCGAACAATCCAGAAAGTTTACAAAGCATCAGGCTGATATGGCAAAAGCAGAAGTTGAACTTGAAACAAATCTTCAAAAGAAGAAAGATATTCAAGCCGCTCAAGCTGGTGGAAATGTAAAGCCTGGTCCAGATTTCTTACCTGGTGCATTGTTTGGAAAGCCATATTCAGAGCAAGAAAAAGATATTGAAAAGAAGATAATGGAAACAGAACAAAGGCGCAATGTTGCTGGGATTCAAATGCAGGCATTAAAAGATAATCAAATGCCTCAAAGCTACGGAATGCCTTCTATAACAAAACCTACTCCTCAACAGCAAACACCACAGCCAGCAGGGCAACAACAAGCCACCCAGGGTAGTATTCCTCAATACAATACTCCAGAAGATGCATTAAAGGCTGGCGTAAAAGAAGGTGACAGAGTAATTATTGGTGGACGCGCAGGAACATTTAAGAGACCGAAATAATAAATATGGCTAGTAGCGTTGAGCAACCAGCCAGTAATTCCGCGCTTGAATTTGTTCCAGACGAACAAGCAATAGAATTTGTACCGGACAAGTCTGAGGCAATTGAGTTTGTTCCAGATACACAACAGGCAGAACTTGGCTTAAGAATATCTCCAGAGGAAAGGAATAACCTTTCTCAAATCAAGCGTGATTATGTGGCACAAGGTGGAAATCCGCTTGATGTTTACGCACCAGAACGCGCTGATTTCCTAGCAAATGAGGTAAATAAAAACATTCAGTCTGGACTATCGCAACAAGAAGCATTGCTAAAGGCAACAGATGCTCTTGAGGCATTGCCTCCAGAGACAAGACCAGATGGGTCTATATCCGCTGGTTATGCTCCTACCGAAGAAGCGATCAAGAAGGGCATGATTCAGCCAGAGGCGTTGCAGGCTGTTCGTAAAGCTCAAGCGCAAGGCGTTCTTACTGTGTCATCTGGATTTGATAAAGAGAAGGGTGTTGGATTTGCGGTTGGTAAGGCAAAGGATGGGCGGGTTGTTCGTATTGAGGAAAAGCCGCCAACACTTATTGGGGCATCGTTAAGGTCGGTCGGGGAACAAATTATACCTGGAGCTAGTGCAGTTGCTGGCTCAATTTTGGGTGGAGTTGCTGGCGCGCCTGCTGGGCCAGTCGGAATACTTGCTGGAGGATTGGCTGGTGGTGCTGCTGGATTTAAAGCAGGCGAAATGGGGCAAGCTGGACTTGCAAGAATCTTGGCTGGTGAACAAGGTTACGCTGACTACCAAAGAATGCGGGAGGCCGATATTGCGATGTTTCCAATTACAACAAAATCTCTTGAGATTGCGACACCTATGGCTGTTGGTGCTGGACTCGCTGGGCCAACAAGAGCTATCGACAAATTCCAGCAATTGTTACAACCTAAAGCTGTTCCGTCATTACAGGCAAAACCGCAACCATCAGAGGTTATTGGAGCTATCGAAGGCCAACAACCAATACGCCCAGGCGTAGTTGGCGAGGCTGGTTTTGAGCCTGGCACAGTACGTCCAGAGTTTAAGATGCCGGAAGCTCCAGAAGGATCTAAAATAGCAAAGACGGCAGAAAGAGTATTAAAGTCTGAAAAAGCACCAGAGCCATTCAAGGCAGAGGTTGCGCTTCAGCCAAATACAGTAAGGCAGAATGTTCCTCTTGGTGCTATTAAAAGCAATCTTGAAGACCTTACGGATGATGAGTTAAATGTCATTGCGAGAAGAAGCATTACCTCGTCTTCCTATGATGATGCGGAAAGAGCAGGGGCAAATGCAATACTAGCCGCAAGGCAGATTGATGCAGACCCAGCATCTGCCGCAATCAATTGGGATGAATTTACAAAGGCCGCATCGCTGGCTGGTGTTTCCTTGAGGAATGTACGCGAGTACCTAAACACGCCTGCTGGGTATTTGGCAACCATATCAAAGGCAGCGGAGGCGGCTAATAGAAATATACCCAAAGACGTAAGCGACAAGGTTCTTAAATTATTTAATGCAAGTAAAAATGCTAAATCCGAGTTAGTTAAGGCGGAGGCAACATACAGATCAAAATTAACTGAAGAAACTGCTGTTATCGCTGAAAACGCAAGAAGAACTGCGGCTAATGCAGCGGCAAAACTTCAGAAATATTCTGATAATATTTTCCCAAAAAAAATTCTTGGAGAAACACTTCCACAAGGAATACAGATTACGCTTTTAAGTCCATTGTCTCTTGTAAAAAATCCAGTATTTAACGTGGCCAGGGCAGTTGGACAACTTGGCGTGAGATCACTAGCAAACGCTGGAGATGCAGTATTGAGTTTTGTTGCAAAACAAAAGGCGGTCTTGGGTGGGAAAACACAAGAAGAAATAGCAAGGGCTGGTCAAAGGACGATGGCACAATCTTCGCTTACAACAAGAGGCGCAATGATTCGTGGAGCTGAAAAAACCAAGGAAGCAATTAGGGCATTCCTTGGTGAAGGCATTCCAGCTTCATCTGCTCTGGCTGGAGAAGGGGTTAAGGGATTTACTGTATTCAAATCTCTTGCTCAAGCTTTTACTGGAAAAGACATGGTCACAAATGCAAAGGGCAATATTGCTTTTATTGATCGAGTCCGAAAGCTTACTGAAGGAATAATTGGATTGTACACTGAGCCAGTAGGCAGAACATTAACTCTTGGTGACGTTCCAGCTAGAGGATTTGCAGAGGGAAGACTTCTTGCCCAACAAGCTATTTTGGCTGGCAAAACTCCAGAGGAAGTTATTGCAAGCGTAAGATTCCCAACAAAGGCAGAATTAAAGGGAATATCAAATGAGGCCGCAGAAGCCACATTTCAACAAGACACAAAACTTACAGCAGTAGTTGGTGTTGTTGCAAATGCTGTAAAAAGCATTCCAATTGTTGGCCCACTTACTAAAGCAGTTATTGCTCCATATACGAAGACCCCAGTTAATGTTGTTACTGATGTTGTTGATGTTGCAGTACCAGGATTGGCGTTTTCTAAAAGCGCGTATTACGCAGTTAAGGGAGACAGAAAAAAATCACTCGAAGCTGCGGCAAAAGGAATAGTTGGGACAGTAATTGGAGGTACGGCTGCTGCCTTGTATCGCGCTGGAGTTATTACTGGATCTGCCTCGAAGTCTGCAAAAGAGCGTGGAATCCAATACGAAACACAGCCTCCTAATACTATCAATATGTCTGGATTAAATAGACTATTGAATGGCGAAGATCCTGCAATCCAAGCTGGAGATGAGATAAAGAGTTACGAGAATTTTGGTTATCTTGGGACAATCTTTAACGTCTATGCAAATGTATTAAGCAAAAATGAAGGCTCTGGATTGCTTGAGGATGTTCTTGATGTAACCCTTAAAGGCTTGCCGTCAGTTGCAAGCTATACACTCAACCAAACATTCTTGAAGAGTACAAACACTCTTCTTAATGCAATTTCAAAAGAAGATTACGACAGCTACTTAGAATCATTATACGGTACAATCTCATCAATCCCATTCCCAAACACATTGCAAGCCTTCAATAAGGCAAGTCGGGAAAATATGGTTGATCCAAAAACAGATGATAGCTTGCAACTATTTGCCAATGTTCTCAAGTCGAAGATGCCAGAGTTTGCCAGGGAGGCAATTGGTGCGGAGGAGCTTCCACTCAAAAGGGATATGTGGGGCAACCCGATCAAGCAGACACCGGAAGGCGCAAACCCATTCTTGTATAATTTCCTTGATTTCACAAGATCAAGAGTAGTCCCAAGTGATGAGACAAATGTTGCGTTGTATAAGCTATGGAAGGAAACTGGAAATCCAAATGTACTTCCATCTGTTCCATCCAGAGATGTCATGGATAAGAAGGTTACATATAGGCTTGATGAAAATCAGTATTCAATTTACCAAGAATATGTAGGCCAAAGGAGAAAGGCTCTTGCGGACAATTTATTCCAAAGCGCAACATTTGATGGAATGGACACAGATTTCAAGGTTAAAGCCTTGGAGAAAGCTTACGAGCGTGGAGCAGAAGATGGGAAAAGGCAGTTCTTAAAATACAATAGGGATTACTTGACACCAAAGGAGAAATAAAATGGAACGCTACGAGAAGATGATGCAGGGTAATGTCCAATCACCCAAAATAGAGCCACAGATTGAACAGAAAACATCTGCTCCAAAGCAGATGGCGGAAGCAACTCAACAACCGGAAGCACCACTTCAATTTGTTCCAGACGAATCGCAAGAATATTCAAATAATGATCTTATAAATGCAGCAAAAACAACAGTCAATTGGGAGGGTCGGCGCGACAAGAAGGGAAATCTTTCCGTGTATGCATTGCCAGCAGGGGATATGGGTGGAGATTACGAGGTAGCTGGCATCAATGACAGATACCATCCAGAAGCATTCAGAAAGATCGCAGGATTGCCAGCCCAAGACAGGGAAGCGGCAGCAGCCGAATACATCAGCCAGTACACAGCACCACTCGTATCACAACTTCCACAAGCCATCCAGCCATTCGCGCAGGATCTCGCGTTTAATCGTGGAATGGGCGGTGCAACAAAGTATCTCCAAGAAGGCTTAAGAAGCCTGGGAAAGAATGTGGCAGTTGACGGGGCAATTGGACCTAAAACATTATCCGCAATAGGTAGCGTAAGCCCAAGGGATCTTATGATTGCTGCTAGTCAGGCTCAATTAAATGATGAAAAGGCAAGGGCTTCCGCAGACCCGCGAAGAATGAAATTTATTGTTGGACTTCAAAATAGAATCAACAACAGATTGTCCGCATTTGGCGGCGGTTAATCATTCTGAATCATTCTCGAATACATAGGTTGATCCTGCTGTTCCAGAATAGTAGTCACCAACCTGCACTTTTGTTCCATTCGATCCGTAATAAAGAAATCCAGTCTTTGTCACAATTTCATCTCCACCATAATAAACATCACCGCATGAAGAATAGCACCCCTTCGGAGTGAGCTTTAATATGCCATCGTCAACTATCAATCCATTTGATGTTATGCCCAATCCTTTACCGCCGCTAAACACGGCGTATCCAGAGTCGTACACCCCTCCGTCAAAATCATCCGCCATCACCGATGCCATCAGCATCACCGTCACTACAATCATTATTATTGCTTTCATGGTGAAAAGTCTCTAGGACAAATCGAAATCCGTCAAGCATGAAACTAGGCTCGCGACAGGTTGGTGCAATTGGAGTAACGCGCGTTACCGGCGCGTTGCTACGATGTGGCTACAATGTGCTTTTGCCTTATGAAGACTTTTCCGGATATGATCTAGTTACGGAAAAAAACGGAAAGTTTACAAGAATCCAGGTGAAGACTGCACAAGCAATTGAGCAGGGACGAACAAAGTACAGGTTTACCACATCCATTGGAAATGGGTTTAATATTCCAAAACGTCCCATTACCGGAGTGGATTACGTTGTATGTTGGGCAATGCACGATGATCTTTTCTGGTTGTTGCCAATAGCCAAGTGCAAAACATTAACCACAAAACTTTGTCCCTCGACAGGGCAAGGCTGGAGGATATTCCAGAGCTTATGACTGAGGAAGAAGCTTGGGCAAAATTTGAGGAAGCTATGAGGGATGTTGAATCCTTCGATGAGGCCATTGCATGGTTGAATAAAAATCCGGAAGTTAAAGAGGGTCTTACTGTTTACGAGATGATGCGCCAGTTCAATAGGGATATTAGGGAAGCTAATAAGTATTATCGCAATTAAATTTGGTTGTTGACCCGACATGGGTCGTTCCGCTAGAACCAGCGGATGGGAAAAATCAATAGCAGGGCAAAGGGCGCAGCGGGAGAGCGGGAGTTAGCTGGATACTTGCGCGAGCAAGGCTGGCAGAAGGCCAGAAGGACCGCCCAATACGCAGGCAATCCAGAAGGTGGTAGCGGGGATGTGGTTTGTGAGAACTTTCCTTTTCATATCGAAGGCAAGCGTTGCCAGCAGTTAAAGCCGGAAGCCTGGATGCAACAGGCTATGCGTGATTGTCCCAATGGAAAGATCCCAGCGGTGTTCTTCCGGCGCAATGGCGAAAAGAAGTGGCTGGTTATTTTGACAGCCGATGACATTTGTGAACTTGCCAGAACAATCGCTCCTCCCCGCATGGAGATTGAGCATGCCAATGCTTTAACCCACACCGCAGTAGGCGGAGGCTTTTGGGTTAAAAAGCCAGACGAACTTCACCCCACATACATACAACCAATAAACCCAAATAAATAAAGGAGATAACATGGCACTAACCATAAGCGAAACATCAAAGAACACGGAGCGCAAGTTGCCCGAAGCCGGTGCAACAGTTGGCGTTCTTTACAGTCTGGTTGACCTCGGTCACCAGGAAACGAATTGGGAAGGACAAAAGAAGTTCTCACCCAAAGTTCGCCTAACCTTCGAGCTTCCGGATCAAACGGACGAGTTCGAGGTTGAGGAGAATGGCAAGCGTACCAAGGTATCCAAGCCGATGGTCGTATCCATCGAGCAGACCCGCAGCCTTGGCGAGAAAGCCAGCCTGCGGAAACTCTTGGAACAATGGCGCGGCCAGACATTCACGGCCAAGGAACTGCAGGCATTCAGCTTGAAGAACCTTCTTGGCAAGCCAGCCATGCTGACTCTGATCCACAAGACCAGCCAGCAGGGGCGGCAGTATTGTGCCATTGCCGGAGCTTCCAAGCTTCCCAAGGGCATGACTGCTCCTGCCAAAACCACCAACGATCTTATGTACTACGAGATCGAGGAGAAGGAGGGCGGTCAGTTCAAGGATATGCCGGAATGGTTGCAGGATAAGATCCGCGCATCCAAGGAATTTGGCGCATCCGGATCGTCTTCTGGTCCTATCAAAATCGGAGACAAAGACGGCAACGGCGAAAACGTACCGTTCTAAGTTATATGGCACTTACTATTACCAGTAAGGAGCCATCCAATACCCGTCTGGTCCACAGCGACCAGGCGGGTCATTGGTACACAGCAGAGGGTGAATCCGCCCATACTGTGCTTGGCAAAAATGGAAATTTCCGCAACACGACTGTGGCTGATGCCAGAAAGATGCTTCTGTATCCTAGCGTCACAAGCATCCTATCTATTCTGGACAAGCCACAGCTTACCAATTGGAAGATCGAACAGGCAATCATGGCATGCTTGACGCTGCCAAAGGAGGAAAATGAAACACTCGAAGACTACGCAAAGAGAGTCGTTAAAGACTCGAAAGAATCGACAGGGAAAGCTGCAGAACATGGAACAAAAATGCACACCGAAATGGAGAACATCCTACTCGGAAGAGCCGTATCCGGAGATGAAACACTTGCTCCGTATATCGAAACCTTTAAGAAGTGGTCCGATGCAAACATTGAGAAAACGTACTGGTGCGAAAAGGGTCTTGTCGGCGCAGGCTATGCGGGCAGGTGTGATGCCTACGTCAAGCTACGCAATGTGGGTGACGCTATCATCGACTTAAAGAACAGAAAGGTTAATCCGAAGTACGATCCGTTCTACGATACGGACTGCGCCCAACTTTGGGCTTACAGATCGGCAAGCGAGAATCCAAAAGCAGCATGCGTCTCGGTAGTCTTGGCATCCAACGATCCAACCAAGTTGATGACGAAGGTTTGGGATGAGGATGAGCTTTACCAAGCCGGAATAGCCTTCTGCGCGATGCAGAAGGTTTGGGCTTGGGTCAAGCAATACACGCCTCCAGGCATGAAGCTGTGAACGCTCCAACGATCCAAGAGATGGGCAACGCTGCACAGGAAATCGTGTGGCGCGTGATGGGCAAGGGATCGGATAAGTCTGCCTATGGAGATTGGCTGGAGAAGGATCGTCCTACCCACGATTACCATATTGCACGCGCGATACGTCATCTTGCCACCGCGCAGATGCAGCTTCACAAATCTTCGCCTTGTCCTGACAACAATGGTGAAACAAGTGTTGACCATCTTGAGCGTGCGTTGGTAAGGTCGCTGTTCGTGTTAGCTCAAATAAAGAAAGAGGTACCAAGATTATGAGATGGATTAAGAAAGAGTTGGATGAAGACGGAAAGCCAGAGTGGGCAGTTTACATTGACGAAGCTGGTGAAGGTAACGAGGAAGATTGGTCCCACTTCGATACCTACGCTTCGAGAGACGAAGCAGTAGAAGCCTGCTGGAATTATACCTGGGAAGATTACGACAAGAGGGACAAATGAAACTTGCTCTGTCTTTAGCACTATATTACTTAGGGGATATAACCAGCCGGACATTGCTGCGTGCCGGTATTGGATACGGAATCTACAAGAACCTTATGCTTTGGTCAGTTCAACTTGATGACAAGTTTGATGTGTGGAAGGAAGCAAAGCCCAAAAGAAGGAATAAGAAATGAAGCGCGCATTAGTTACGCAGGCATTCGGGGATGATTGGAAGAAGGTCTTGGATCTTACAAGGCCAAGGATGGAGGCTTACTGCCAGAGGCATAAGATTGATTTCCTTGCGCTTGAGAAACCATTGGTCGAGCCGGTGCAGTATAGCAAGTCGGCTATCGGGAATATCATGGCCACAAAGGGATATGAGCAGATCACGTTTGTTGACTCGGATATTCTGATTGCAAACGACTGCGATGACATGGGTGATGGAGTCGAGATGTTCTGTGCCTTTGATGAGGGTGCGTTCTTGGATCGCAAGTATGAGATGGGAAAGCTGGCAAGCGCATTCGGTGCGCAGATTGATCCTAGGTTCTACGTCAATACAGGAGTCTTTGTGATCTCATCCAAGGCTGTTGGCGTATTGTCGATGCCTCCGCTCGGACTGCTGCCAAACCATTTTGCCGAGCAGAC